TGTGATCCATATGCTGATGTTAAGAAACTATTTAAATATACCAATCCGCTGGTATAGTCTACAGTTCCAATATTTGTGTCGACATATACTCTAGTATTTGTACTGACATAGTAAACTCTTAATGTACCTGAACCGTCATCGTCTAAGTAACAATTTGCCCTTCCCTTAAATGTAAAAGCACTTGAACTAATTGCATATTTGTGACCAGTATGTGGGTTATACAGCTTATTGTTAAATGCTATGTTGTATGAAGATGATGTTGTGGTGCTTGGCTGAAATCTTCTTTCCATCAAAATATCAGTCAAGCTGCTGGTAATAGATACATCAGAAAAATCAATAGCATTTACAAATTTAGAAAATCGGAATCTTCTATTTGTAAAGGTGCCAAGATTATTTGTTTCAAATGCAGTTATAGAATCGGAAACTTTTGACTGAACTTGAGCTGCCGTTAGTGCTGTTTTAGTTGAATCAAAATACACACTAATTGTTGGCACAATATAAAGATAATTAGCATCAACAAATTCTGGATCAATACTCATCACGTTATATTTTTTGAGAGAATTTTTAATGGAGTTTTTTCTATCTGAAGAAATCAACGTGCCTATTTTTGGCTTGATTGAAATATAGACCTTACCATATATCGGTGGATCGTTCTCCTCTCCACCCCAAACTGAAACTGAACCGAAATCTGAATTATCCCTTAAAATAATTCTTTTATAATCCTCTGCAAGTACAGCTCTGTTTTGAGTTTCAAAATTCTTTGGTGCATTGAATTTAATTTGATCGATGCTTTCTTTTGATTGCCCTCCGGCCGTCGACCCATTTACAGATACTGTAAATGTAGTATAACCAGCAATGCTAGATGGATTGGTAAATGAGGACACTCCGTTGCCATCTTCGCCATTACATACACGATATGAGATCTTTACTATATTTCCATCGTCTGGAGATTTACCAATAACGTTATCTCCAAAATAAACTTCGTATTGCTCATCAGCAACTTCCTGCAAGAAATAAACCGGAGTTGTTGCTTTCACTTCAGTTATATCGTCGGCAAGATTATATGTTGTTGTAGATGTGTCTGTAGCACTTGTTTGTACTACTACATCAATAGACCGTGTGTCGATCTTGTCATTTGGTAAAATGTATTTAACTGGATTATTTGTGTCAACGGTCCATTGGTGTGTAAGTGGTCTACCCTCAACAATCTCCACATTTGCAGAAAACGTGCCTGTTGTCGAATAAATTGTTGTGGCTTCTGGAGTGACATATTTGAAAGTACGACCATCTACAGTAGACGAAAATTCAGTATTTTTTTCAATGATTACAAAATTAGGAGAGTCGGTAGTCGCGATATCAATGTTCACATATACACTCGCGCCTTTCTCTGATGTTGGAGTATAGTTCAACATCTTTCCACGAGAAACAACACTCTCTCGTAATTGAGCAGAGTCCAAAAACATCTCGTTGCCTACCATGCTGGTATAAAAAGCGTTCTGGTATGTATTATACGATAACAAATCAAGAAGCATAGAGATCGTAGAGCCTTCAAAATTGTAATCAGTAAACTCTGGCTTTGAAGAGATGTATGTCTTCATAGAAGCTTTGATGGAATCAAAGTCTAGATCTGTGACACTAATGGACGAATTTGCAGCCATTTACCTAACTCTCTCTAAAAATACTGTGACCGACACTGGATCAGTATCATTTATTATTCTAAATGTAATAGTTACATTCAGCGCATTTTGATCATCTAAAGCATCTACTTTTATCTCATCCACTTCAGCTCTTGGTTCAAAGTTATCTAATGCTTCACGGATATTATTTGAAATCTCATATTCAGTTAGGGGTCCCATATTCTCAAAAAGTTTTGCTAATACATCGCCACCTAGTATGGGATTATAAGGTCTCTCATAAAAATTAGTTAAAACAATATTCTTAACACTTTGCTTTACTGCATCTCGGTTGCTCAAGCTCTTTACATTTCCAGTGACTGGATGCGCAGTAAACGAAATAGGAATATCTTTAAATATTGGTTCTCTAATCTCTGGCATCGATTATCTCTATTTTTTTATTATTTATAATGATTATACGAGAACACTAAATTTACCAAAAGTTCCATCTGGTTTTGGCACTGCACTTCGCTGAGATTGTGCCGCATTTACTGTTGCTTTTGTACCGACAATACTAAATGTTCCTGCACCTGAACCATCATTTCCTGTGCCAGGAGGCAATCCATTCTGTATGAATGCTCTAATAGCTTGTATAACCTCATTCATGATATTTTTATCATACTTATTTGGAACAGCTGCTCGAAGTCTTGCCAATTCTTCGGGGCTCTTTTTTTCGATGGCTTTAATTCTTCTGGCAGCAAGGGAAAAATTTGCGAATAAAGAAGCAACAACATGTTCCTCAAATGCTAATTGTGTAGGAAAATTGTTTGGTCTCCAAAATTCAGCTCCACCCTCTTCAAATGTACCGGATTTATTTCTACCTTGTGTGGACGCGGTAAATACAAATGGGCCTCTAATAAGATCATCAACTGAAAATTCTGCTTTATCTATTGCATCATTAACAGCCTGCAATAAAGGTGGTGTGGGAACCGTAATAGTTTTCCCTGATTTAACTACTGGATTGGTTGGAGGTGGGACCGAAGCTCCACCCAACTGTTTTTCTTCTAATGATGTTTTTTCAGCGATGCTCGCATCAGGTTTTGGCGTGACATCTTCTGTCTTTTTCACTTCAGGAGGAGTTGGTAATTTTTTAGCATCTACAACAGGCACGTCTGGTGTCAATCCCTTTTTAACAGGAATGTAAATAACAGCTCCATCCTCATCAATAGTTTCTTCAACATCAAAATTTGGTACAAGTTTACATGGATCAAAATTAAAAGGATTTGATTTTAATTGTGAAACTAAATCATCAATATCAACACCAGGAATATTACCAAACTTTTCTTTAATTAAATTTAATTGTGAAGAGAAATTTATTGGGTTGTTTAATTGACCTAATAGCTTATTCATTTCAACTTGAAGATTTGGCAGCTCAGCTTTGATATCAGGTATTAGACTTTCCATTTCAGCTTGCATAGCTGCCATCTTGGCTTGCAATTCACCTTGAATCTTATCTAGATTTCCAGCAAGACCTTTTGCACCAGAAGTAAGTTCAGCTAACTTAGACTCGATATCAAGCATTGCATTGTCAATGCCCTGTATTTTCAGATCAACGCCGCATAGGTTGAGATCAACTGATATAGCCATTTAACTCTCCTATGGTGCCGTTGGTGTTTCGGGTGTGGAGCAATCATTAGCGCCAGATCGTGCTGGATCAGAGCTACAAGAGTAATCTGTACCAGCATCGTGTCTTGCAAACGTATCGGCTTTAATATAAATCTTTCTATCACCAACGTGAGTAAATGTATTCACTCCATCATATTGAACATAATGAGTAGAACCAAATGTGAGATGTGAAGCTCCTGTAACTCTCTCTTTTAGAGTACTATCAAAATCCATAGTTGCAGCTCCACCCACCTTTAAATCATACGTGCCCTTAGAAGCAATACTCATATTCTGACCCGAACCGACCTGCATATTTCTAATCGTGACTATATTTGTGTTCCCAGTAACAGTAGTTTTACTATTTACAAATACTGTCTTCACTTCATTCTTTTTAATTTGTATCTTGTTATCTTTGCCAATCGTTTCTGTATAGTTTCCATCAATAATAGTTTTACGATCGCCTGACACACGCATAGTCTTGTTGCCGTTTATTTGAGTAAATTCATCACTCATTATTTCTTTCTTATCATTACCCTGGATCTTTGTGACGCGATCTCCCCTGACAGTGATGTATTGATTTCCATCTACTTCAGTATAATGATCACCTTGTACATAAAGCTTACAGTTACCCGCTATAGTGACCGTCTGATTTCCTTGAACATATACTTTATTATCGCCGACAGTGACGGCGTAATCTTTACCAACAACTTTTGTCACGCGAGATCCGTCAGGCTGTATCTCTTGAAAAGTTCCCATGCGATGATACTGATGAATTCTTTCCACTCCAGGAGAATCATCGACTTCGAACACGTGCCCGCTTTCAGATCTATAAACGTGATTA